TTTAATAAAGAGTTTCTTGAAGTCAGCGATGTATTCGGTTTCTTTCATACGGTCTGACCTAATGAGGTTATTGATTTTGAAGTGTTTTTGAAGGATTAACGAGTCACCTCTAATCATCAAGAATCCTTTTGTAATAAGTGGCTCTAAGTCACCTTGATTAGCACCGATTAAGCGGATAATACTTCTAGCGTTAGAGACATATCCTCTATCATCAGTGTCCATTCCTAATTGGAAGTAGAGTTCACGGCTGCTTACAGGCAATTCCAAGAAAGCATCACTTCTGACTATCTCGGTTGAGAACATTCTTCGTTTAGCCATTTTTCTTTGCCTTTCTAATAACGATGCCACCGCTCTTTGTCATTTCGAAGGTAACATCATCACCAGTAGTGATTCCGACTGTCTCAAGAACTTCTTTTGGAATGAATACGCGACCTTTAGAGTCGACTTTTCTTGTTTTCTTTAAGTACATAAGGTTTACACTTTCCTTTCTTTAAGAATTGGTGTTTTAAGTGTTATCGCCTCACATTAGGTTATTTATTTAATTCATCAGCGAGGTCATCACCTTGTTTAGGCGGGACTTCTTCTGTAACTGGTTCAGGTTCAGCTTCGACTACAACACCGTTTTCATCGATTTTTGGAGCAGTTTCGATAATGTCTTCGTTATCGTTACCATCGATGTAGTTATAAGTGCCATCTTCGTTAATAACTGCTTGGTCAGATTCGATAGCTTTGACTAAGTCGACTGACATTGGAGCAAACTTGGAGATTTGTTTGAGCATTGTTTTTTTAGCCATACCATCGAAGTCTTTAGCCCAGAATGTGAATTGGGTATTCTTCTTAAGGTCGGCAGCATAGCCTGGAGAATATGTCTTCGCGTGAAGTTCCATTTTCTCTTTTGTCCAGTAGAGTTCTTGGACATAACCATTTGTGGTTTCAAAGAAACAGTAGTAACCAATAACTGGTGCTTTTGCTCTTTCTTCTTCGTTTTCGAGATATCTGAACTCAAAGTCATTGAGAATAGGATTGAATCTAACTAATTCACCTGCTCTGACTTCGATAACGTGGATCTTCTTCATTTGTCCAGAACGAATCATGAGTTGGATAATACCTCTCCAACCAACTTGGAATTGAGCTACTGTGCGGTTGTTCTTTTTATCTTTGTAAGGTAAGACATAACCGAAGCCCATTTGATTGTTGAGTGGGAGACCTAAAGTCTCGGCATTTAATGCAGCGCTTACGAGTGTTGCTCTATCGCATTCTTGTAAGTCTGGGTTCATACTGCATAATGTGATGAGTGATGTCACAAAGCGTGCAGCTTTGGTTTTATCACTAATAGCGTTACTAACTAACGCACTTCCGATTTTGCCGTTAAGGTAGGCACTGACGGATTCAGATTTACCTGTTGCTTTGACTGGTGCTTTAATGTTTCCAGTTGTAGGTGTTAATGACATAACTATTTCCTTTCAAACTTGAATTGGAGACCTTTTGATTTGAGGAAGTCTCTGACCTCTAATAATTGAGATTTGGTTCCTGAGATAGATAGATAGAATTCTTCAACAGGTTCAGCTGGTGCTGGTTCTGTGGTTGGCTCTTCTTCTTTAGGAGTCTCTTCTTGTACTGGCGCTTGAGCAGGAGCAGGCTCTGGCTTTGGTGCATGAGTAAGCTCATAAACACGCTTTTCTTCAGAGATGGCTCTACCCATATCGAGATACTCGACATAGAGTTTGACAGTCATTGTTCTTCTTTCTTCATCAGCGACAAGAGTTTCGATATTGACAATGTCGGATTCCACCTTTTCAAAGAAAGCGGTGATTTCCTTTTCAATTGCCTTTAATGAAGTTCCAGCATTCAACCACTTATCGTTCCATAACTTGGCGAGTGGGATTTGTCTTGGATTTTCGAAGTTAGCGAAGAGTTCTTCAACTTCTTCTCTCTTCTTCTTCTTCTTCATGTTCTCTTCGTACTCTTTGATTTGGGCATCGACTACTGAAGAGGCTTCATCAATCATCGCGATCAACTCTTTGATTTGGTTTTCACCATATTCGTATGGTTCCATATACGCTTTTTTAACCGCGATCTTCTTGGTATTGAATGCTTTAGCAGCATTATTGAGTCTTGCTCTTAAGTCTTTAGCTTCACCATAATCAGTGAGTTTGAAGTCTTTATATTGAGCAAGAATGGAAGCAAGCGCTTCTTTGATTTCAGCAAAGTTCTTGATTTCGAACTTCAATCCAGGTTGGTTGACATCAACTATATCTGGCAAGAATTGTTTTTCTTCTGGCATATTTACCCTCCTATATTCCAATTCTTAATGGTGGTTCTATGTCTTTCATAACATAGTGTTCCCAATAATATGTCTCGGCATCTTCGAGATTTGCGATATCGTGCTTACATAACTCACGAGTGAACAAGTACGAGCGGAGTGTTGCTCTGTCATCACCATCTTTAGTTTTATAACTAAGTAAGGCAACTAAGACGCAGAACTCGAATTCTGGATTCACTACGAAGTAATGAAGGATTTGGTCGTAGTAGTTATCAGGTACACCGTCAGTCCATTTTTCTTTAGCTGCGGATTTGATTACATCGGCGGTCTTAACCTCGATGAATCCTTTCTTGCCTGAGTGCTTATCCACGAGCCTGCCATCGAGTGTCGCGGTCAAGTATGGTTTGTCTACACGATAGAGAAGTTCAATGTATCCATCGTTTTCAAGTGTAGGTGGATTTATAACTTCAAAGTCATCTACATACTTGAGTGCAAACAATGCACGGATATGTTCTTCAGCTCTTTTGCCGAATAAGACATAAGGTTTGTCTGAGATATCTTTAGGGGTCTCAATTCCCTTTAACTCTCGATAGAGTTGTTGTTTGTTGCGGTATGGATTCTCATCAAGAATGACTGAGGCATCACTACCGCCAATAGTTCTGTGAGCGAGCCAATCTTCATGGCTAGTACACTTTGTAATTCCAGTGGTCTTTTCCATTTATGCCTCGCTTTCTTCTTCGTTTGATAATTTGCGGATTTTTTCGATTTCAATGTCTCTAGTCGTTCCGATACATTCCATCACTGAGTCAACGGTTACACATTGAGATAGATAACGGATTGATCCACCGAACTCTCTAAGTGCTTGATTTTTAATTTGGATCGCTTTTGTCGTTCCACAATCTAAGTACTCAGCGATATCGTGGTAAGTCCAATGTGGTTTAGTTAAGAGTTCTTTCTTTCTTTCCAGTGTCATTCTGCTGTGCTTTCCCAACTTTCAACTGAAAAAAAAGTACGGACAATTTCTGCTGGGTCGTTGATTCCTAAAATAGATGTTGCTTTCACAATATCTTCTCTTGACCAGCCGCTTTTGTTCGCAACTTTTAATTGCATCATATTTTCGGTTACACCGAAACGTTTTGCGAACTCTTTAATAGAGCCACAAGCTTCAACAATGTGACCGCGTAAAATGCGATTATCGAATACGACTCTTCCGCCTTTCTTTTTAGGTGTCATAGGTAACTCCTTTCTTTATGTTTTTATGTGATTTCACACATTTCTTGCTTCTATTCTAATTCATTTATGTGAAAAGTCAAATAGTTTTATGTGAAAAATTGAAAAAAATATTGTTTTAGCGAAACGTAGTGATATAATTGAAGCAGGTCAAGGAAAGGAGAAGAAAATGGAAGTTGTTGCGACATTCGCTGAACGTCTAAAAGAAATAATGAGAATAAGGAATGTACGTGCTCGTGATATCACGTATCACACAGGCATCCCTGGTTCATCGATTTCCCACTATTTACGTGGCGACTATGACCCAAAACAACCAGTTATTATTAAACTTGCTATTTATTTACGAGTGAATGAAGCCTGGCTAATTGGGTATGACTGCGATATGGAACGCTTTGAACCGACATTAGAGGGTAGCAAAAAAGAGATTATGGAAATGCTTGATTTGTTATCGAATGATGATGTAGAGAGAGTCAAAAACTTTATTCAAACTTATTTCATTGACCGTTAGGAAGTTAACCGCGCCTGACTATAAAAAAAGAGCCATTAAGACCGCAATTCTTATTGGCTCAGCGGTTTCAGGAAAGTGTAGATTGAACGACTAACTTTTATTAAAACCTTTTTGATTATATCAAACATTTAGGAGGATTACAAGATGAGAAAAGGCATTTATAAGGATGAGAAACGTGGAACATGGTATATAAACACCAAAGTCCGCGTGAATGACGAGTTACGCAACGTGACCATTCGTGGGTACATAAGCAAGCGTGATGCAGATGCGGACTATGACCGCGCTATATCACAATGGGTAAAAGACCATACGAAACACTGCCAAGTCATATTCTTCAAAGATTTGGTTGAGGAAGTAAAAAAAGATCGATCCATTTCTGTCAAACGACAAACTATGAGGGCGGATGAATCGGTTTACACCAAGTATTTACTTCCGAACTTTGGGAAAGAGCTAATAGAAAATGTCTTTAAGAAAGACAAAATTACTGACTGGTATAACAGTTTTATAGCAGACGAGAACGTTTCTATACAACGCAAAAACAAAGTTATTACACGCTTTAAGGATGTGCTTGCTTACGCATATAGACACCTCTATGTGGATGCTCCTACATACCAGATATGTGATGTCGTGCTTAAGCACTTACGCGAGAACATCGTCCAAAAGAAAGAAAAGGACATCTGGACAAGGGAAGAATATGAAAGATTTATCGATGCCATACCTATGGATTCGATTTGGTATCCGTTCTTTGTTCTCTTTGGTGAACTAGGTTGCCGTATTGGTGAAATCCAGGGTTTAATGTGGAAGAACTTTGATGCCGACAAGAAACTCATCTTCATTTGTCAACAAGTAGTCGAGGCAACCGGCGAAGGTCATTGGGTTATCGAGACTCCAAAAACTGCATCCAGTATTCGCTATAATAGACTTACAGATGAGACTACTACTCTATTACTTGAGTTAAAACAAATAATGCACGCTCGCGATGATGACTTCGTATTCGGTGGCAATGCGCCTAAGAGTAGACACGCGATCCGCGATGCAATGTATAAGTATGCGGATAAGGCAAACGTGCATCGTATCACACCTCACGGCATACGACACAGCAATGCCTCTTGGCTCGTTGAGACTGTTGAAACGATGGAAGATGTCAAGGTTATTTCTAACAGACTCGGTCACTCAAGCACACAGATGACACTCGATACATACTCACACGTATTGAACTCACGAGAGAGTGCAATGATAGGCGTGTTAGGTAGGCGTAATCGTGAGGGAAAAAATGTCGAAAAAATCTGAAACTAGATAAAAACTTGTGAAACTCGGTTTCGTGACATATCATTTATATATGATATAGGGTCTAAAAAGTCCTATTATGAAACATAGCGAAATGAACTTAAAAGAACCCGTCATCTGCTCCATTAAACAACTAACCTCGATTATATCGAGGTTTTTTGTTGGTTTCAAGTGCCTGTGAGGTAAAAATGGGGGAAAATTGACCGATTTGAATAAAAAAGAGCGACCGTTAGTTTCGATCGCCCTTGCTTAAGCACATACTACTTGAGTATATACTTACGTAGCTACTTACGTATATTTTATGCGAAGTCTTCCCAGTAATCTAAGCTCGATTCTCCGTAGCTCATATCTGATAGACCGAGTGAATCTAAGATTCTGGTTATCACATCATCTGCCGATTTGCACGAATCATCTTCGAAAACGCCGCCATCGATTCCCAGGCGAGTGTCTCCATCAATGTACGAGTAATCGTATCCGCCTTCGCTGCAATCTTGCACGAATAGATAGTTACCGTTGTCGAGCACTACGAATTGTTCATCAATCATACACATATATGTACCCTCCTATGCTTGAGTGCTTAAGCGTATCTCTGCAAAGTACGCTTGTAGATTTTTGAATTCCTTTGGTTCCAGACCATTGTCTTTACACCATTGAAGATAGAATTTTACTTGTTCTGCGAATGTTAATCGTTCCATAAATGTACTCCTGTTCCGTGCAAGGATAGGCATTATGCCCATCCAAGCACTTGTTTGCGAGAATTACCAAGTTCTCACTACGCCTCCCATTGAGGGTTTCACTCCAATCCAACCGAATTCAGAGCAATCTGGGTCATCCAAGTTCATTACGTATGCACAGGCTTGTGCTTTGGCAAGAGCATTGCGGTCACTTGCCCATTCGTGTTCATCCTTGCTTACGTATAAGAGCGAGAGCATATCGCCCATTGTGGTATGTGTTAATTGAGCGTGATAGACAAGGATTCCTTTGGATGATTCGATATCCTTGATTCGCTTTTCCCATGATGGGTTGTTATCTACAAAGTAGAGAACAGCATTGAACATGGCGTTTTGGCGTTCACTGTAATACAGTTTGCCTGAGCGGAATGCCTTACGTACATTGCCCATTAGGTTGAGCATTTGCATACGTGTTAGAGCTTCAGCTTTTTGTCTCTCTATGAGAGTGTTTGTGATTTTTGCGGTTTCCATTAGTCGTTCCTCCTGTGTGATTAGAATACCTGCGATGTATGTACAACACCATTTATGGTGTGCCAAACCGTGATTGATTTGAGTTCTCCGAAGTAACCTTCGGTATCGTCATCTATGTATGTGTTCTCGACGAATTTATCAGCGTCATCTGTGATGTAAATACTGACTTCGTCATTGTTCCAGACTGCTACGACGACATAATTTGCGTCACACGAGTCCATTGCGTCTATGTTCACCCATCTATCGAGTGCTTGAGTACCATAGCGAGTACCGATTGCTGTTAATGTAGCGATAAGTTCTGTTGTTTTCATAATTTTTGTCCTTCTTTCTTTTTTAATTTTCTTTTCTCTCAGGTATACCCATTAGTCGAGCATACCCAAGAGGTTTAATTTTGCCATTTCGATTTCGTGGTCGATGCCGCCGATCTCGCGAGTGCTTGAGCATTTGTATGTCTTACGTGGTTGCTTAGGCACTCTAGGTAACACATAACTCGTATTCGAGTAGTAGATGCCACCATCTTTAATCCAGTTGCCAATGAGAGCACAATATCCAGTTTTGGATAAGACTGCTAACTTGTTTGGATATCCATCTCCGAGTAGTCTATTGACTAAACGTACTTTTTCAGGTTTTTGTGACCAATAATGGTTGCCGTTGATGATATCTACAAGATATTGAGCGATGAATGTCATGCTGTCGTTGCGGTCTTTTACGCCCCATTCGCTTGTTAGATGGATGATTCCATTGTGTGCTACACCTATCTCACATTCACATTCGAGTTTACGCATTTGAGCATAATCACGAGTGAGTGGGTATGGATGAGTGAGTTCTGGAACATTGCCGCCCTGGGTTCCAATTCTGAAGTGATAGACTATTGAATAGTCTTTGTCTTGAAGACCGTTGAAGAAGCTTTTATAAGCTTCCTCGAAAGCTTTGTATGTCATAAACCCTTTACGGATAACGACTATGTCGTTGATAGCGACCATAAATCCTGCGCCATCTGGATTTCTCTTAAAGCATTGCTTAAGAGTTTCGAATGTTGGGGCTTTTTGCCCTGCTGGTTTGAATACTGCGATACACATATATATGTCCTCCTGTCTGTGCTTAAGTGCCCTATTGTGCTTGAGCAAGAGCGATGCTCTCGCCACGAGCAGTTGTTGCGTAGGTATTCAAGAAAGCGCCGTTTTTTCTCCAATATTCCATTGTTTCCGAAGGAACACCCTTGAATACTTTACCCATACAATAGATTTTTGACCATTTCACATCTTTGATGTGGGAAGTTAAACCGATTAAGAGTTCGGCAATGTGTCTGAACTTTTCTGGGTTAGTACAAGATTTGAAGAATCTGTACTCGATGGTCTTGCCGCTTGGGATTAGGAATGCGCTAGCACCACCACAATGTGAACTGCCTGAGCGGAACACGTAGAATGGGTCATTGCTTGTGTCGGATTCAATCATCGCTTTATAGCGATTGACTGTTTCCATATTGGCAAAACCACAATAGTAGAATGCGTTAGCATTGTCTAAGTCTCTGCCTGAGATTTTTTTGAAATCATTAGCGTAAACGCTAAGAACGAACATAATTTTGAGGAAGTTGAGTGCTTGCTCTTTTGGTGTATCACCAAGAAGAGTCTTGCTGAAGTGCCAGTGTAATCCGCTTGTTGGGTAGGCATCATCAGCGCCGAGAGCTCTTGCTTGAGCGAACATTGGTGCGAGGTCGAGATTTCTGAAGTATTCAATGCTAAAGCATTGGGAAATCATTTCAAATCCGTTGTTCAAAGAACCATCATTCTCAAAACGAAGGTTTTGACTGTTGCGGTTCCAACGAGCAAACTCTTGTGATGCGCTGAAATGAGAACCAGTTCTCATCCTGCGTGAACCATCGATTTCGAGTTCAAATCCGAGTCCTTGAAAGTTGTCTTCAGACATACTTTCATGTGGCATTTGGCGATATCTGAATTGACTGCCGCTGCCGTGATAACCATGAATGGTTACTTGTCTGCTTGGATTTTCATTTGCTAAAGCAACGCAACTTGGGCAAAGTCTTGTGGTGCCATCCCAAGTGCTGGTTCTGTTGCGGATTTCTTGTGGGCAAACCCAGGAACCACATCTGTCACATTTGCGAAATCCGATTAAGCGCATAAGGTGTTCTTCAGCGCTGTCACTGTTGGTTACACAGTTGTATTCAACTGGGGTTGTGAATCCATCGAACTGAAACACATAAAGTGTGTTTTGTTGAAGGTTGCCAAATGGGTAGGTTCTGTCTCGCATATCTTCGTCTAATGCGTCTGTTGGAAGTTCTTGTGCATTATTCACGTTGACTTCGAGCATTTGTCTTGCCATTGGGTCTAAGGTTTCCACTTTGTGGAATGTAGCGAAAACTTCGTTCGCTGAGTTGAGAGTAAGAATTACTACGTAATTTTTCATTGTCAATTTTCCTTTCTCGGTGGGATTGCCACTCGTTTTGACACTCACATTATCAGGCAAAAAAATCACGTATAACGCCATCCTTCCTGCTTAAGCACATTAAGCCATAATAAAATTTTTTAATCCCATTTACTGGGATATAAAATATTTTGTTATCTTCCCAATTCCGAAAGTTGTTGACAGCGGTCTTTTTTCCTGCGTGCTTAGGCACATCGCTCATGTATTAGTAGGTAAGTGTCTTATTCTCAGTTGAGTAAACGTTTCGTTTAATTGAGGTGAATGTAGTAAATACCAGTTAAGTGACAACTTTGACCGAGAAAACCCAAAACAAAGCGAAATGGGGTGAAAGGCGCATCATATTCAAGCATTATGCTCTCAAATGTATGACCCCATTTTTCACAGCATTACTCATTTCAAAGATCGTTATCTCAACCCCAAAGCAGCACTCATAACAAGCTAAATCTCAGTCAATGGGGTAAAATCTCATAGTCTTTTTACCTAAAGGTAAGAGGTGTTATTGGAGCAGTTTATATGAACTACACCATAGGGTTTCACTCTAAAGAGTGGGTAGTATATGTTATCCCATAGGGCAGAAGTACCCCCTCCCTAGTCCCCTTTTCATGTGGGGGTGCGTTTATATATCATCATGGCTTCCTCCCCTACACCCTCAAAATTTGACTCATTTCACCCCTTTTCATTCCTTCACACTTGGGTATGAGCGATTCCTTTTCTATATATTTTCGTCATGTGGATATGTGGAAAATCGATTTCTGGAAAATAAAATTTTGGAAAAAACAAGGTGTTTCATTGGGTTTCGGTATTATTTAAGTAAGTTTGGTAAATTATCGGTAAGTTTTTATGCGTTTAGACACTGTATATTACGAGTGAGGACGTGTATGGAAAAAACTGCCGACAATATTTTCATCGATTTAATGCCTGAGTCTGAAAAGAAGGTCTTTTTAGGTTCGAAGAAATCTGGGAATAAGTATGATCCTGAAGCTGCGCGAACTGGGTTGGCTAAACTGTTAACTGGTACGTTCAAGACAGAGGATGGGTTGGAGTTATCCCCAAAGGATATCATCGACATGAAGACTACGGCTTTTGTTATGGCGAATCCTTCGCCTCAAAATACGAAGGCATTATATGAGTTAGCTGGATTAGCGGCTCCTAAAGAGATCGATGTTAAGTCTGGTGGCAAACCAATTGACAAGTTCCTCGAAGATTTGTCTATAAAACAGGCTTCCGATGGAGAAAACTAGAAACTTCTCGGTGATGGTTCCTGATTCACTTGGGAGACCACACGAAATTAGAGTCCTCGATTTTATTCAGAATTTCCTCTATATCAGACCGAAGCCAAAGAACTTAATGGCGGAAATCTTGGATGGGGAAGTTGAGGATACTCCGTTAATCAAGTTTAAGTTGAATCCTCAGCAAATGAGGTTCTACTTGCAGATTGAGGATGACTGGAAGCATTACAGACCTATTAGGTACATAGTGCTGAAAGCTAGACAAATTGGGTTTTCTACCCTTATCGCCGCGATTATCTTCACGATGACGATATATTCCCCTTATAGGGAGTCGTTAGTTATCTCGGATAAGGATGACCATACGAAGAGAATCTTCGAAATGTATCAAAGGTTCTATGATCATCTTCCTGAAGAGATAAAACCTAGCCAGGCGGTTGGGCGTAAAGGTAATATGCTGTCCACCACTAATGAGTCGACTGTTTCTGTTGAAACTGTGTCTGATGACTTAGCGAGAGGCGCAACGCTTAGGGCGGCACACGCATCAGAATTCGCGATGTGGAAGAAACAACAAGAGGCAATGGCTTCGTTAGCGAACGCTGTCCCTCTATCACCAAATGCGATGCTTTTTATTGAAAGTACCGCGAAAGGTATGAACTTCTTCCGCGATCTCTTCGTAAATGCTTATGGGGGGGATAGTTCTTCTCTTAAAGGTTGGTTCGAGCCTTGGCAAAAAAACCCAGACTATCGAAAACCTTATCACGGTGAAGAATTACAACGCTTTGGGGCATACGGAGATGAAGTTGCGTTATTACGTGACTACGCGAAGGATGGGGTTACTTTAGAAGGTCTAATGTGGCGAAGAGCACAAATTGACCAAATGGGACTTGATATGTTCCATCAAGAAAACCCTACTTACCCAGATGAGGCGTTCCTATCTACTGGTTATTCCATCTTCAATGCGATGAAAGTCCAAAAGAGGATGGATGAGGTATCAAGGGATGTTACTTATCAGAAAAGAGGTCGTTTCGAGTATAAAGCGGAACATAGTAAGGATGATCGTAGAATCACCATTACAAATGTGAAGTTCATCGAAGACCCAGGTGGTGACGTAATTATCTACGAAGAGCCATTTCCTGGCTATCCGTACGTATTAGGGGTTGACCCTTCTAGTATTCACGGTGAGGACTGGAACAGCGCTCAGGTGTTGCGTCACGATGGCGGATGCCGTAAACAAGTAGCAAAGTTCCGAAAGCAAAATATGGATCCTGATGAACTCGGTATCTATATGTACTGCTTAGGGACTTACTACAACACCGCCTTAATTGCGGTAGAAAATAACCGCGGTCAGTCTACGAACAAGACTCTTGCGAAGTGTGGATATCGAAAAATCTTCGTTGGTCAAGACCAACAAGGATATGAAGAAGATGTCCTTACCAAATATGGTATAAGCACTCAAGGGTCTAACAAAGAAGATATGCTGAACTCGATGAAAGCGAGATTCAGAGAACATCCTGAAGAGTTCCAAGACTTGAACACCTTAAGGGAAATGCAAACATATGTAGTCCTAGATATAGGAAAAACTGGGCATTACATCATGGGTGCATTACCTGGATGTCACGATGATGACGTTATGTCATACGCGATGGCATTGACCGCTGCCGCGACAAATCAACAAACCACCGCAATAAACGTTCAAGAACGTGAAAGGTCTAAACTCCCATTCGAATTAAGGGAAACAAGACCTAATCCAACAGGAAAGGGAAGAGGTATATGGAGAAAACCAACCGTATCGTAATCACTAGAAAGGAAGAAAAAGCTCTTAAGAACTTAGAACGCCTTTTTGAAATTATGGGTGTAAATTTACCTCAACTCTGTGATCGTGTTGAAAAATTAGAATCCGAAAATAAAGAATTGCGTGCCGAAAATGCGTCTTTGAAGGATGAAATCAAGTCAGTTAAGGAAGAAAACGAGAAATTGATTACCACAAAGATGAATCAAATCGCAATCAATATACAAAAAGCCACTGCCGAAAAAGGCACTGGTATGCCAATAGGCAAGTTTGGTTTTAGAGGTAAAAGCATAGATGAAACGTACTAGTACACCAGAAAAACCTATTAAGAATCCTAAATTAAGTTCCGATAAATTCGAAAACTTAAAGTCTTTTGACTATGAGTGTTTTGAAAGACACGAGAGCTATATGAAGAAGAAAGGATATCAGGAGTGTATTCCTGAATGGTGGGCTATGTATGAAGGTCGCCAAACTCCTTCAGATTATTCTGAAGATTTGCCAAGAGCCACTGAGAACATCACATCTTGGGTTGTTGATAGCCAACACGCGACCATCTTAGGCACTACTGTCACCTTAAACTTCACTTGCTTTGACAAAAACTTATCCACAGATGGATTAAAGAAGTTCGATGAATATGTCCAAAAAGCCATTGGAATGGAAGAAAAGAAGGATGATTTAGTCCTTGATGCACAAGTTGCATCAGCAGGATTGTTATATCACTACTGGAGTGACGATATTCTTACCTTTAGAGGTAATAATAAAGGCTCACTTGGTATCGACACAATCGCCTTAGAAGACTTCTTCTGTTCTAATCCTCGTTTAAGAGATATTCAAAGACAAAAATACATTGGCTTCCGTCATAGAGCGGAAGTAAAAGCTGTTAGAGCCACAGTCGACAAGAAGATGAATAACTATGACCAAATCATTGCTTCCATCGTTCCTGATGACTACCTCGAACAAAAAGAAAAATATGACGCTGATGATGTCTCATTCGAGACTGGAGCAGTGACATTATATACTCGATTCTTCCGTGTTGATGGTGAGGTCTATTGGACTCGTTCAACAAAATACGTTCAACTTTGTGAACCAATTGCGTTAAATCCAGACATTACCATTAAAAAATTAAAGAAAAAAGAAGAATATGAGGAAAACGGATACGCGCCTGATGATGAGGAAATCTACGAAATCGATCCAGAAGTTCCAAACTTCCAAGATGAGAAACTAGAACCAGCATCTGAAGAAGACCACGCGAAAGCCAAAGACAAGATGTCTTATTACCCAATTGCAATTCTCATCCTTCGTAGACGTAGAAATTGCTTATATGGTAGAAGCCTTGTCGAAGATGTCTTCGATAACCAAAAACTTGTCAACTTTATGACAGCAATGGTTGCCAAAGAAATCCAAGACACCGCTTGGGCGACAATCATTATGAAAGAAGGTGCCGCTAACGGACAAACTTGGACTGGTCAACCTGGTGGCGTATTCACCGATTATACCCCTGGTAATAATTTCGGTATTAAGAGACTTGAAGGCAATCAATTAAATGCCCAAGTTATGAACTATGTGTCCACTATCATCGATATCACAAAGATGATTACTGGTACCAATGAATTAGTTGATTCATCTTCTAACTTAAAAGATGTTACCGCATACGCTTTACAAATCTTAGAAGAGCAAAGAAATAAAAAGATTGAAGCTATTCAAAATCGTTATTGGAGATTCCTCGTTGAATGTGCCAAGATTAGACTTCAATTCTACAAGCATTATTACCCACTATCATACTATATGTATGACCTTACTGATGCTGAACTTCAAGATGAACAACAACTTTATCAAAAAGCACTAGCTGATGATAAGACAATGGTCACACTTGATGATGGCACTCAAATGACTGCTAAAGAGGCAGCCGAGAAAAAAGGTGAGCCAACCAAGACACAACGTAAGAAGATTAACCCTAAAGAAGAACTTCTTGGTCACTACTTCGATATCGTTTGTGAGCCAGGTAAAGGCACTAAGTACAGTGAAATCATTGATACAGACTTAATCAATAACCTCTTCTTAAATGGCGGTTATGAAAAGATGTCAGCTGACTCATTCGAAATGTGGTTGAACTTAAACCCACTCATGTCCGAATCCAAGAAAGCCGACATTAGAGTCTTAATTCAAAAACAAAGAGAGAGTGAGAACGCTCAACTTAAAGGTCAACTTCAAGAAATGGGCGGAATGCTCCAAATGGCATTATCAAGAGTCAAACAACTCGAACTCTTGTGTAAACAAAAAGATGCCTCAGCCGCTGCTATGGAAAAATCCTTCAAAGATTCACTTGGAGCAGCAAAAGAGTTGGTCGCCAATCGTGAAGAGATTATTAAGCAACTTCAAGCTGGCGGTTCAGGAAGCGGTTTGCCATCCGCTGAAGAAATGGCTAAACAAGATTAAACCTTATTTGTTCAAGATTTTTGAACTAATGAGTTTAATAAATAATCGCACCCACGCAGCGTAAATGTGGAGTCACTACCATTGTAGTGGTCGAAAGGACAAAAATGGAAGAAGAAAAAAACAATCCAGCGGTTAGCGAAGAAGAGCAACAACAAGGAACTCCAACTCCTAATCCAACTGAAAACCCTAATCCATCTACACCACCTGAAGATGGAGGCGAAGGAAACAATCCTCCTGCTACTGAAGACCCTAAACCAGGCGAGGTACAGTCTAAAGAGGCAGATGCGAAATTCGCTAAGGAAAGACATGAGCGTGATATCCGCAAGGCTAAAGCTGCAGGTGATGCCGAGGGATACAAACGTGCTCGTATCAAGTCCGTAGGTGGTAAGAACCCTTATACCGATACTCCTATTGAGACGGACGAAGATTTCGAGTTCTATGAACTTCAAGACGAAGTTAAAGCCAACGGTGGCGATCCAAATAATCCTTATGAAGTCGAGAAGTTACGTAGGCAAAAGATAGCGGAAGCTCGCCAAAAAGCCGAAGACGATAGAACCGAACAAGAAAAGAATGATGCTAGAGCAAGCCAAGAAGTTAAGGATTACCTTGATGAAGGGCACACTCAAAAAGAACTCCAAGAGCACTGGAATAATCCGAAATTCATGGAATTCGCTGAAGACTTACTTGGTGTCGTTCCTCTCAAAACCATTATCGCAAAGTTCGATAAGGTCTATCCGAAGGAGAATAAGACAGTCAAGCAGGCTGCTGCTAACAAAGCTTCTAATCCTGGATCATCTTCATCTCTTGAAGACCCAGCTCCTAAGAAAGGCATTAGTCAAATGAGCGAAAAAGAATTCAAAGAATTCATGGAAAAAGTGAAAGCGGGTAAGGCAAAGATTGAATAAAGAAAGGAGACATTATTATGTCTGAAGTTACAATCACAACTGGCAGCTTATCACAAGCTCAAAAAGAAGTAGTTCAAAAACAAGTAATGTTTGCTCTTAAAGACTTAACAAGAAATGTTCTCTTTAAGTACGCAGAAAAAGTCAATTTTGAACCAAAATCTGACACTTATACATGGCGTAAATACGCTTTGAAGTCAAAAACATCTTCACACCTTATCGAAGGTGTCACACCTGAAGGTTTAGAATACGGATTAACTGATTACTCCGTCAAAGTCTACCAAGAAGGTAATTTCATCCCATTAACCGATAAAATGCTCAAATATGGCATTGATCAACAATTAGCCATTGCGAGTGAATTACTCGGTGAAGACGCTGAAGAAAGAATGGCTGGTCTCTTATCCGCTATCGTCTTCGGTGGAACAAACGTCCGTTATGCTCAAGGTTCAGCAGATAGAGCCGCAGTTCTCTCTGGAACAAAAGGCATCACCGTTGCTGACTTAAACAAAATCAAAGCAGACATGAGACGTAGAAAAGTCAAATCCATCAACGGAAAATACATCTTCGTTGCTTCCCCAGAAATTCTTGGTGATATCAAGAATCTCGAAGGCGTCAACAAGTCTTGGATTGACGTTGAAAAATATGGTGATCAATCCGACATCATCGATGGCGAAGTCGGTACCTTCTTAGGTTTCCGTTTCGTTGAATTCTTAGATGTCCCAGTCTACAACACATACGTTCACGGTTGCATAGTCTTCGGTGAAGGCGCATTCGGTACAGTTGCTATCGATGGCGAAGATGCCGCAGGCGGATTCGATGTCATCTACCACGCACCAGGTGAATCTGGCGCAAACGATCCTCTCAACCAAAGAGGTTCAATCGGCTGGAAACATAATGGTTTCAATGGTCGTATCTTAAGAGACGAAGCATTACTCCGTTATGAAGTCTACCACGATGAAGCAGTCGCCTCCTCTGAAATGACTGATTCAAGCAGAACACATTACAACAGTGCTTCTGGTAACATTGTTCCAACCTTAACAAAAGGTACCAACATTGCTGAAATCGAAGTTATCGGTAACGTTGCTCCAGGTAACTTACTCAAAGTTACAGCTAAGGCAGGTAGTGGCTATCACTTAGCATCCACCGTTTGGACAACTGCATCCTTCGCTGGTGTTGACCTCATCCAAGGTACAGCTGGTGATGCAACCATCTTCGTCCAAGTCAAGAAGGACGCTTCCGCAGTTACACTCGTTGCTGCTAACGCAGTCTCTGACTAGTCTTAGGACTATACGATGATTAAAAAGGTTTTCTGGGGTTGTACCTTAAAACAACCCCTACTTAAAGAAAGGCGGTAAAAACTATGGCTAAAATGGTTAACATCTACATTCCAAAAGAAGCCGTTGACAGTAACGAAAAAACAAAGAAAGTCTTCATTAACGACAAAATGTATTCCGTTCCTGTTGGCAAAAACGTTGAAGTTCCAGAACAGGTCGCTGAAGTCTTACTCCCTTGGCTTGAAAACTTAAGCCGTATGGAAGAAGAACGTGAAGCCCGTATGGAAGAACTTTCTAAAAAATAAAACATTTAGCCGTAACTAGTTTACGGCACCTAATGCTTCGTTAGCTCAAGTAGAGCAGGTTTACCGCCGATATTAGTTCAAGTCTAATACGAAGCGCCGAATTTACCAAAAATCAAAGAAAGGAAGACACTTATGAGAATCGCTGACTTAGTAATCAATTGTCTAAAAGAAACATTCCGTAACGATGACACTAACATTACAGTGGCTCTTTTACGTGATGGAACTTTAATCAAAAACCCTGATTACGTAAATGAAATTAGCAATGTCTTCTTATCAATCAATAAAGCAGTCTCTCGCCTTATAACGGCTGGAAAAATCGAATTAAAGCATGATGTAATCACTGCTGACCCAAATAAAGATGTTTATGACATCTCTAGCATCACTGATATTAGAAAAATTCGTTCCGTTTTCGTTATGAAAAACGGAAAACCATATTGGATTGGTTGGTCTTACGTTGGTCAAAACCTTATCTATTTAGGTTATGGCTTAACTGACACAATTCATATTGCTTATGAAAGAAAGATTCCAAGTTTCTCTGATGCTGATATCGATAGCGAAGATGATATCGAATCCAAATACGGATTAACCGATGAACTTTGCAATTATATTAACTATTTCGTCAAATCTGAACTCTTTGAAGTAATTGATCCAGATAGATGCAAACGCTATCTCAATTACTTTGAACAATTCATTGCAGAAGTTGATAAGAGAGAAACTATTCCTCATCAAAGTTCTGTAAACGCTACATACAAGATTAGGTAAGAATTATGGCTACAAAGGATAAGTTCTCACTAAATCTCAGAAACAATCAGTTAGGTAAGAGACAATTATTCTCTTCTGATTCTTTTGCTGGTGTCGATTTTCAAGAAGCTGAAACAAGACTCGCAAAGAACAACGCTAGAGATATCTTAAATGTTATTTATAAAGATGGTATCGACCAAACTCGTGATGCTTGGGAACAAGTCGCCAAAGCCGAGGCAAGAGTCAATTCTATTATTAAATTCAAAGCGGAAGATGGCTTTGAGCACATAATCGCTCATATAGGCAAAAAACTATATGAGATTTTCCGTTTTGGTAGAGAGCACACATTCTTAGATGCAATCTTCACAAAGATTAGTGACTATGAATTAGAAGACTATAAGTCTTTAATGAGAGTCAGTGGCAAGAGACTTTACATCTTAGGTGGTAATAAATACCTAATGTTAAGAATTCAAGGCGGATATGAACTCGTTGAAGTCGAAGATAGTGCTTATACGTATGTGCCTACCACTCACATTGGTGTGACTTATAAAGATTCCGCAGTGAGTCTTTTAACTGCACTTGATGATGTCAATTTAATGACTCAGTGGAGAAAGAACAAACTCGTTTCAGGAACATACATTGACAATGGCGTTGATGTTCGTACAACTCGTTTCTGGGAATGGGATTTAGATACCTCAATTAAACCTAAAGCAAAGACAGACTTAAACAATATGGAAGTCGTTATTTCGTCTTTGAGAAAGGTGGACGCGTAGTATGGCTTCAGTATTCAATAACAATGTAGTTTCATACAGACAAATAGGTGAAAACGTTGACAATGGTTATATCTATCTCGGTTTAAGAGGAACATTAAATGCTTATACGATGCTTGCTCCAGGAAACTGTGAAGATAATTATGCTTCTATACCAAGCAGCGGAAGATATCAATTCTCAGGCGGAGAATTGTCCTTATATATTAGAAGAAGCCCTAATTTCCCAGGCGGAACCAATGTTGTTAATAAGATTTGGATTAAAAAAATCCGTGTCTACTTAAATAATACGTTGGTCAGAACGATTAAGTGTCATCGTGGTGACGTTTTTTGGTCAAGCAATGATAACATCCAACTTGCCAACAAAGATGAAGGAGCATCCAGATTTGAATACACGATTCCATTCAGCGGATATCAAAAATACTTTGGTGGTAATCCATACGCTGAAACAGACGTAGAAAGCACAAGCCCAGCCTATTTATATAGCTCTGGCTACTACAATATCGAAATTGAAGTTGATTATGAAGTTGATGGAACAACTTATCATGGCGATCACACAGGAAGATGGCAATTGGGTAGATTATACGTTGAAGATTTAGTTGTTGATAGACTTTGGTTAAGAGGATCAACAACAACAAAATTCTACAAAAACGCTACTTTTGACCACGATGGTTTGCAAGTATGGCTATGGTATAAATATAAATCACAATTTGGCGGAAATGATGCTTGTACATTTGATGTAACAGGTTCATCAGCATTCTCAAGTCCGAATATGGCTTCGGTTGGTGACCAAAATGTTACAATAACAAATTCTGGTAAATCTACATCATATGCAATAACAATTGTTGGCGTTTCTTCGGTAAGTGAAAATACAGGAACTTATTATAAATATCTAAACGATGTCTCTAATCCTGGTTTGCCAAGCACAGTAAGTGTTATTTATACTGATGGATCAACCACCACAATTACACCAACTTCTAGCAATTTCGCATGGACAAGTGGTGATTTCAGTGCGGTTGGTAATAGAACATGGGGTTGGAAAGTCTATGATTCCATTACTCAAGAATGGATTACTGCAACATCTACTAAAGTAGTTTGTGGTGTTTCTTCCATCAATGTAAAAACCAATCCAACCAAAACAACTTATTACACAAATGAATCATTCTCATATAGCGGTTTAGTTTTAACTGCTCACTATGGAGATGCAGGAAGTAAAGACATTACAGCGAGTTCTTCACCTATTAAGTTAAGTGATGTCTCTATTTCTTCTCCAAATATGACCACAGTTGGAAGCAAGTCAGTTACTGCTACATATCGTAGTAAATCAGCTTCTTTCAATATCCAAGTTAATGGTTTAACAAAGTTAAGATTATATGTTTCTGAAAAGAAATTCTTAAGAGGAACCACAAACGCAAACTTAACTGATGGATTAAAAATATTTGTTACTACCTCTACCGCAGCAGAACAAGAAATCTCTATTGCTGGTACATCTGATTTCGCAGTTAACATTGATACATCTTCCGTTAATTTAGGTGTAAATGGCGTTTACATTGCATCAGTTAGAGTTACATATAAAGGCAACTCATTAACTGAAACATACTCAATTACAGTTTATTCATTAGATTCTATTACTTGCTCTAACTATAAGAGTGAGTTTATTCATACAGGTTCCGCTCCAACATTCTCCGTTGGTGGTTTGATCGTTACCGCTCATTTCTCTGACAATAGTGAAAGAGAATTAAGTTCGAGCGAATATAGTGTCTCGGCTCCATCAAATATGGAAATTGGTGCACATACAGTCACAGTTAGTTCCACTATTGGTGCTACAAAGACTACTTCATATACAATTAACGTTGTTGAAGACTATCCACAAAGCATCACTTTGGTCGATTTAACTAACTGGGACGACACGTTTATTGAAGGTCAAACATTCTCTAAAGTCGGTATCGTTGTTAAAGCCACAATGATGTCTGGCATTACTAATAAAGAAGTTGACTTCTCTACATCTTTAGATGGTGAGGTTTTTGGTACTGATATCACAAGCGGAACATCTAACTTCTCAATCACAGTTGAAAAGCCAGGAGATGATTTAACGGTTGCTTACAATTCAAGTGTTGTTAAAAAGAGCGGTCAATCATCCAGCTTAACTGCTAAATATGATGTATTAGATTCCATCAGTGTCACATCAGAAATTACTGGTATGTTCTCTGAAGCAAGTTCTTTGCGTGCATATAGAGCAGGTGATAACTTTAAGACACAAGGATTAAAGGTTACTGCATCATATAGATTTAGCGGTAATAAAGTCGTTAACGGCTATACACTCTCATATGCTGGTGAAATCATTGATTCTCAATATGTTTGGAAAGTATCTGATAGAGGTCAACAAACAATTACCGTTAGTTTTGGTGGAAAGACCACTACATATACAGTCAAAATTGCGACATTGCTTAGCATTACTGCAACCGCAGCAACAAAGACTCAATATAATCGTTTTGAAGAATTAGATTTAGAACAAACAACAGTCACAGTCACTGCTAAATACACATATGACGGTGAAAATGCACTTATTGGTTCAGTAACACTTGATCCTGAAGATTACACTATCGTTAATGTTGGTAGAAAACTAATTCCAGAAAATGAAGTTGATGGTGTTTTATTGACCACCACATTCACAGTTAATCACACTGAAGCTGGAATTACTAAGTCCGATACATTCGATATCACAGTTAAGGCACTTACAAGTGTTACTTTAAGTTCAGCCAAATTCTCAAAGAACTATGGTGAAACATTCACACTTGTTGGTCAAACATTAGGTGTCGTTTTCAATACTGGTGATACATATTCATTAACTATTGGAACAGGCAACAAAATCACAATCGAAGGAACTGACTATGATTTAGCCATTAGTCTTGATTCGTTTGTTATTAGAAATAAAGTGGAAAACGCCACTGTTGGCTTATCATTCGGTGGAGAAACCAAATATGCTACGTTCACCATTCATTGTGTCTATTTAAGTGCAATTACATTAGATGCTTCTTATTACAATGGAACACTTTATGCTGGTGAAACAATCGCATTAGAACATTTAGCAGTCACGAAGACAATATCTTCCACTGACGCTGAAGATAGCAATTATCCAGCGACCAGTTCCGTTAGCAACGATGATGTTACATTCTCTATCAGTGATGGGCAAATCTTAATGGCTGGCAATAACTCTATTGGTGCAACATTTACAACAGGTGTTGGAAATACTCTCCAAAGCAAATCAGCATCAGTTACCTTATATGCTTATCAAATTGCTCTTCAATCTATCAACGTTAGCGAAACTGATGAAGATGAGTTATCAGCATTGCTTTCCTATGTTGAAGGTCAATCATTAAGTCTTGCTGATTTAGTCATTAGTGCGGTCTTTAATAGAACTGCAAGCAATAGAATATTATCCCTAACTGAATGTAAGGTTTATATCGATGATGAAGAAAAATACTATACTTCTGCAGTGTCTTTAGACGATAACGGCAAAGATTTAGTTATTGCTTATACCTATGATGGTGTCACAAAAACCGTTACAGTTGGTCAATTAACAGTCATTGCTAAAGTTTTAACAAGCATCGCAGTTAAAGACGCATCTACAAATAAAACTAATTTCTTAATTGGTGATAAATTCACTACTGCTGGTTTAATTATCGAAGCTACATATAACGATGGCTATGAAGAAGTCTTGGTTAGTGGATTCACCACCAGTTATGACTCATATAAAACAAATGCCTTTGCTAGTGCTGATGTTGGCAATAGCAAGTCGGTTACAGTCTCTTTGACCGTAGCAGGCACAACTAAAACAACAACATTCACAATTAACGTTGGTAACCCAGCATTAAGCGACTTACGTTTTGATACATCCTTAATTAGCTTGTCGGTTACCAATGGATCAACATACTCACTTACTGGATTAGTTGTCTATGGCATCTTCGAAAATGG